ACAGGATCATTTGCTACAACTGGATCAAATACTTTTAGAGGTAACCAAACAATTAGTGGATCTGCTTTAATTTCAGGTTCAATAATATTATCAGGTTCAGACCCTATAGGAGTTATTGAAACAACTACAATTAGATATAATAATGTTGAAATAAATAACCCAACATTTGGATATGGTTACAATGCTAAATTATACAGTAATTACTTAGTTTTTGATGATTCAGGTATAGTACAAACTTATTTTGGGAATAATATATCTAAAACTGTAGGAGCTAATACTCAAAATATTAACTTTCCAAATGGTTTATCTGGAGGAGTAAAAACTATAGAATTTCCTAATGCTACAGGGACAGTAGCTTTAACTTATAACACAGCTACAACAGGATCAAATATATTTAGTGGTTCTCAAACTATAACAGGTTCATTAAATAATGGATTAGGAAATACTATAACAGGACTAAATTCACATGCTGAAGGATTACAATCTACATCATCAGGATCTTACTCACATGCTGAAGGGTATTTGACTATAGCAATAGGAGATTATTCACATGCTGAGGGATCAGGTTCTGATGCTTTAGGAATAGCTTCACACGCTGAAGGACAAAATACTACATCTACTGGAAATTATTCACACGCTGAAGGATATCAAAGTACATCTACTGCGAACTATTCACATGCTGAAGGAAATCAAACATCAGCCGCTAGTCCTTATTCACACGCTGAAGGAAGTTTTACTACTACTAATGGTAACTATTCACATGCTGAAGGAACTCAAACTGTAGCTAATGGTCAAGCATCACACGCTGAAGGATACATCACAAACACATCTCTTACAGCAGATTATTCACATGCTGAAGGAACTCGTACATTAACAATAGGACAATATTCACATGCTGAAGGATATTTTGCAACTTCCTCAGGTCTATATTCTCACGCTGAAGGTGGTAGAACTCATGCTGTAGGAGAAGGAGCACATGCTGAAGGATCAGGCTCTATAGCTTCAGGTTCATACTCACATGCTGAAGGATACAAATCACAAGCTATAGGATACGCCTCACATGCTGAAGGAGGAGGAGCCGCAGGAACATTTACAGAACAACTAGGAGGTAGAGCCACAGGAACAGGTTCACATGCTGAAGGAAGTTTTACTTTAGCTTCAGGATCTTTTTCACACGCTGAAGGTCAATATACAACAGCTTCTGCACCATGGTCACATGCTGAAGGTTTAGGAACTATAGCTAACGGATGGTACCAACATGTACAAGGAGCCTATAATGTACCATCATCAGAACAATCTGCTTTTATAGTTGGAAATGGAGTAGCTGATGAAGTTAGATCAAATTTAATATTAGCCTCAGGAGAATTAGTTCAAGTAACAGGATCTGTAAGTATTACAAGTGTATTAACTTTAGCACCAAACAATCCATTACCATCAGGACAACCAACAGGTTCAATAGCAGTATCAGGATCAGGAGTAGATTGTAAACCATATTTCTGGAATGGTACTACATGGACATCAATGATATAAATTCAAATTAATATAAATTAAAAAACGTTATGATTAAACCAACAAAATTAGAAGAACAAGAATTAAAGGATTTAATAGATTTTCAAGAAAAATCTGAAACTTTAATAGGTAGATTAGGTCAATTACAATTTAGAAAATTGCAAATTGAAAAAGAAGAAGAATACCTAAAACAACAATATGAACAAATAGTTTTAAGTGAAATTGAAATAAGTTCTAAACTAAAAACAAAATACGGTGATATTAATATAGATATAAAAACAGGTGATATAACTTACCCTAAAATATAAGTTTTAAACCCCCTTTCAATATTTATCATCAAATAAATTAATTTAAACCAATAATAAAATGGCTGAAACATTATTATCTCCAGGAGTACTAACTAGAGAAAATGACCAATCACAGATCACACAAGGCCCTATCGTTGCAGGAGCCGCTATAGTAGGTCCTACTGTAAAAGGTCCGGTTAGAATACCTACATTAGTTACTTCATATAGTGATTATATTAATAAATTTGGTGGTTCTTTCGTTAGTGGAGGTACTTCAAATGAATATTTAACTTCAATCTCTGCTTATAACTACTTCCAACAAGGTGGAGCTAGTTTATTAGTAACTAGAGTAGTAAGTGGAACATTTGCTCCTGCTTCTAGTTCAGTGTTAGGTTCAGGTTCAGTAACAGCTTTTACTTTAGAAACTCTATCATGGGGTAGTAATCAAAATAGCTCAGGTTCAACTGGAAACAACAATACTTTAGTAAATGGTACACCTGATAATGTTAGATGGGAAGTAGCTAATAATAATACTTCAAGTGGAACTTTTAGTTTATTAGTTAGAAGAGGAGATGATAATATCAACTCAAAAGTAATATTAGAATCATATGCAGGATTATCATTAGATCCAAACTCTCCAAATTATATTGAAGCTGTAATTGGTAACCAATCAATTTCTACTGATAATGGGTACACAGATATTTCAGGTGATTATACTAACAAATCAAGATATGTAAGAGTAAAATCAGTATCAACTCCAACACCAAATTATTTTGATAATAATGGGGTAGCAAAATCCGAATATACATCCTCAATTCCATTAAATGCTAGTGGATCATTTGGTGGTGCTGACGGTAATTTAGCGGCAGTATTTGGTTTATCTGATAACAACTATACATCATCACTAAACCTGTTATCTAATCAAGATGAATTTAGATACAATGTGATTACTGTACCAGGATTATGGCAATCAGTTAACTCAGCAGCTATAGGATTAATGTTAACTAATACTCAAAACAGAGGTGATGCTATTGCAGTTGTAGATTTAGTAAGTAAAGATGTTAATACTATTAATACAGTAGTAAGTGAAGCTTTAGAAATTGATAATAGCTACGCAGCAGCATATTGGCCATGGGTTCAAGTTAATGCTCCAAACACTGGAAAATTAACATGGGTTCCACCATCAACAATCATACCAAGTGTTTACGCTTATAATGATAGAATCGCAGCTCCATGGTTCGCACCAGGTGGATTTACAAGAGGTGGTTTAAGTGTTATACAAGCAGCTAAAAAATTATCACCAGACGATAGAGACACATTGTACTTAGGGAAAGTAAATCCAATTGCTACATTCCCAGGACAGGGAGTTGTTGCTTACGGTCAGAAAACATTACAACAAAAAGCTTCAGCTTTAGATAGAATTAATGTTAGAAGATTATTAATTGAGTTAAAATCTTATATTGGTCAAATTGCTAACACATTAGTATTCGAACAAAATACAATTGCTACAAGAAATAGATTCTTATCACAAGTAAATCCATATTTAGATTCTATTCAACAAAGACAAGGATTGTATGCTTTTAAAGTAGTAATGGATGATACAAATAATACTGCGGATGTAATTGATAGAAATCAGTTAGTAGGTCAGATTTATATTCAACCAACTAGAACAGCTGAATTCATTATATTAGATTTCAATGTTACTCCAACAGGTGCAACTTTTTAATAAAAAACTGATAATCAAATATTTATAACAAATATATAAAACATGGCAGTATTAAACCCAAACGAAATAATGTTTACCGCGTTTGAACCAAAAGTTCAAAATAGATTCATACTATACATTGACGGTATACCATCATACTTAATTAAAAAAGCATCTGCGCCAGGATTTGAAGCAAATGAAATTATATTAGACCACATCAATGTTTACCGTAAAGTTAAAGGTAAAGTAAGATGGAATGATATGACTTTATCACTATATGATCCAATTGCACCATCAGGAGCTCAAACAGTAATGGAATGGGCACGTTTAGCTCACGAATCTGTAACAGGTAGAGATGGATACTCAGATTTCTACAAAAAAGATTTAAGAATGAATATATTAGGTCCTGTAGGAGATGTAGTTGGAGAATGGATTATAAAAGGTGCATTTGTAAAATCAGCGAACTTTGGAGAGTACGATTGGTCTTCAGGAGAAGCAGCAGTAGAGCTTTCAGTAACCATAGCAATGGATTATTGTATCTTAAACTACTAAGAAACAAAAACATACAAAAGAGAAAGCCCATTTATTGGGCTTTCTTTTATTTTACTATATTTATATATAAACACATTAATAAATTTTATGGAAAATCAAGTTACAAAACCAAAATTCCCTACTGAAATGGTAGATCTACCTTCAAAAGGTTTACTTTACCCTGAAGGTTCTCCTCTAAGAAGTGGTCAAATCGAAATGAAATACATGACCGCTCGTGAAGAAGATATTTTAACTAATCAAAATTACATTCAACAAGGTACTGTATTAGACAAATTAATTGAATCTCTTATAGTTACTAAAATTGACATTAAAGAACTACTTGTAGGAGATAAAAATGCAATTTTAATTGCTTCTCGTATTTTAGGATATGGTCAAGATTATGAGTTTGAAAATAGAGGAAAAGTCTATAAAGTAGATTTAACTGAAATGGTTGATAAGGAATTACCATCAGATGTAAATTATGAAAATGGTAATAACTTTGAATTTACTTTACCTGCCTCAAAAGATCAAATAACATTTAAATTATTGACACATGGTGATGAAAGTGCGGTAGAACAGGAATTAAAAGGACTTAAAAAAATTAACCCAAATGGTTCACCTGAATTATCAACTAGATTAAAATACATCATAACTTCCGTTAATGGTGATAATGATAGAAGAACTGTTAGAGAATTTGTTGATAACGAATTATTAGCAAGAGATTCAAGAGCTTTAAGACAAGAGATAAAAAGAATATCTCCAGATATTGATTTAACTGTTAAAGGTGATGACGGGGAGGACATCGCTGTACCAATTAGTCTTAACTTTTTTTGGCCTGACCTCAACCTATAGAATGAATATATTCTCCCAAATACATGAAATTGTATTTCATGGTAAGGGAGGTTATGATTGGAATACTATTTATAACATGCCTATTTGGCTTCGAACTTTTACTTATAATAAATTAAAAGAATTTTATGATAAAGAACAAGAAGCTGTTGACCAACAAAACAATCAATTATCTAATAAAAGTGGAAAAGAAATAGCAAGACCTGATATTCCTCAATCAAGTACGTACAATGCAAAAGTCCCTAAAAAATAGGGGCTTTTCATATTTATACCAATATAATATATTATGGCTGCAGATATAAATGCTTTAAATCAAGAAATTGCTGATCTTAGAAAACAACTAGGAGACAAACCTTTAACTCCTTTTGATTCTAAAGATTTAGATAAAGCCTTATTAACAGTTAGAGCTTTAAGACAAGAATTTAGAGAAGCTTCTAGTGATTTAGATTACATTTCTAAGAGTTTTAAAGACACTGTTAATGAAATGTCTAAACAAAATACCTATTATAATACAGCTAAAAAATCTATAAATGGTATAGCTGATATTTCTAAACAAATAGTTGATTTTAGAAGAGGTGAAAATGCTTTAAATGAAAAGCAACTTAAAAATCTCCAAAATCAAGCTAGAGTAAAATTTGAAGAATTAAAACTAGCTGTAAGAAGTGGGCAATTAAGTCAAAAAGATCTCGCAGCCGCTCAAGATGCTTTAAATGAACAAGAAGCTTTTAATAAGGGTTTAAATAGAACTATAGAACTTCAAGCTCAAGTCAATAAAGAAATAGGATTATTAGGAAGTGGGTTAGAAGGAGCAGGTAAATTCTTAGAAAAATTAGGATTTACAGGCATAGCTAAACCTATATCAGATGCTATCCAAAAAACTAAAGAGGCTAGACTCCAAATTAAATTAAATGAGGATGAAATGGCTAAACTTAGAGAAGAATATGCTCAATTAGGCCCTCATGATCTTCAACGTAAAAAAGAATTAAGAGATCAACTTGCTTCTTTAAAATCTCAAAATAAAGAACTTGAAACTCAATCTAGTAAGTATAAAAACATAGCAACCGCTATGAAGGAACAATTCACTTTAACTAATATGACTGATGCTCTATTAGGTAAAATGATAAAAAGTTTCTTTGATTTAGATGAAGCTCAAACTAAGTTTAAAAATTTAACAGGGGGTCAAATCCCTATGTTTGATACACTTAATGGTAGATTAATTACTAGTGTTGATTATATTAAAACTGCGGGAGCTTTAACTGAACAATTAGGAATGAACGCAGCCGCTGTTTTCTCTCCTGATACTTTAGCTTCAGCCGCTGAAATGGTTAAAGCTATGGGTATGACTCAAGAGCAAGCTAATCAAGCTGCTATAATGTCTCAAGCCACTGGTATATCTATTGATAAAATGAATAAATCCCTTAAAGAAGGGAATAAACAATATAACCAGCAAAACAGATCTGCTTTAGCCCAAGGAGCTATAATGAGAGAAGTATATAATACTTCTACAGCTACCGCGGCTTCTATGGGTAATAATGTTAATAAAATAGGAGAAGCTGTTAGACAGGCTAAAGATTTAGGATTATCTCTAAAAGAGGTTGAGGGTATAGCTAGCTCTTTATTAGATATTGAATCTTCAATAGCAGCTGAATTTGAATATGAAGTTATCTCAGGTAAACAATTAAATTTAGAAGCTGCTCGTTATTATGCTTTAACTAATCAAACAGATAAATTAACAAAAGAAATAGCCAGTAATCAAGAAATAATATCATCATTTGCTTCAGGTAATAGAATAGAACAAGAAGCAGCTGCTAAAGCTTTAGGAATTTCTCGTGATCAGTTAGCTGAAATGTATATGGCTGATTTAAGAAAAAAGAATCTTACTGATGAACAAATAGCTCAAGCAATGGCTATGGATGAAATGGAAGTTAAAAGATTAACTACTCAAGAAACCATAAATACCGCTATAGCTAAGATGTCTGAACTTTTGGCATTCCCTGCTCAAATTCTTACTAGTATGATAGATAACGCCTATATATTATACTCAGTTATGGGACTTATAGGAACTGTAGCTATAGCTAATATATTTAATGGTTTAGTGAAAACTGCTACTCAATTAGCACTTAATTTAGCTCTAACAGGATTATTAGGTAAAAAGAAAAAACAAGAAGCAATGGCTACTGGGGTTAACACGGCATTAGAGGCAGGTAACTCAGCTGCTAAAGTTCCAATTGTAGGGCCCGTTTTAGCCGCAGCCGCTATATTATCTATATTAGGTCTTGTAGGAGTAGCTATAGCTAAAATTGGAGATGGTGCTTTTGGTGCTGATGGTAAAACCCAAATTTCAACAAGAGAAGGAGGATTATATGAAACTAGTAAAAATGATGATATAGCAGTAGGACCAGGTATAATAAATAAATTAAACTCCCCATCAAAACCTTTAATAGTTAATCAAACTACCCCTCAATCTCAATCTCCAGCTATTGACTATGATAAAATGGCTCAAGCAATGTCTAGAGTAAAAGTACAAACTAACTTAGATGGAGTACGTGTATCAAGTGAATTACAAAAAGCACCATTAGGAATAGCTACAAGAAAAATATAATTAATATTTATCATAAACATTAAAACATAATAACATGGCAAATCAAATTTTAGGACAAGAAGAAACTTCTACTTTAGGTAATGGTGGAGTAGTTCAACCTACTGAAGCAGAACAAATAGTGTCTAAATTGCATTATGAGTACTCAATTAATGACAACCCACATTTACTTAACAAACCACAACCTTCTGTATTAGACCGTCCTACTATCACTAAGTATATGGATAACTTACCAGGATAATAATGGCGTTAAGAGACCTACAAACTAGTTTAAAAAGTTTAAGAGTAGACAAGGACCGCCCGTTTGGTGGTTCTAGTGGTCTACCTTATATTAAGGGAGGATTACCTGAAGACTCACCTGAAGGAGAGTATCTAGCTGATCTTGCTAGATATAGTTCTGAAGGTACAGTTAGAGGTGGTTTATTCTCTATAGTATCTTCAGCGACTGATTCTGTAAGAGTTTCTCGCTTTTTAAATGATTTTCCTAAAGGTCTTTTATTTACTTCTAAACAAATAGGATTACAAAAATCTAATCCAAAAATTGAAACTGGTACTAGAGGTGATGTTTTAAATACTCAAGTTTACTCAAATTCTAATTTATTAGCTCAAATTGCTTTACAAGGTACAGGAGAGCATGTTCCTCGCCCTGGATTTAATACTAATGATTTATTAAGAGAAGAAAACAAATATGAAAAAATAGTTAAAGATAAAACTACTGATGAAAATCGATTAGTTACTCTTTACAATAATAAAATAGCCCCAGCTTCAAGTAAAATTTTACCTAATAATTTAGATAAATTAGGGATATCAAACTTAGATAATGAATTATTTAATTATGCAGGAGGCCCAGGTTCATCTTATGGAGATGGAGATACTTTTATACCTAGAGTAGTTAACACCAATTCATCTCTATCATTACCTGAAGATGGTGTTGTAGATTATTTAGGAGCTTTAGGATTAACTGATTTTATAAAAACTAATTCAATCTCAGGTTTAAGAGATTTATTATATCCTAAACAGAAAAAACAATTTGATTTTTCATCAAATATCCCAGCATCTTCACCAACAACTCCACAAAATGCTTCATTATTTACACCATTTGTAGCTTCTAATATTGATTTATCAGGAGGAGTAGAAAATATAGATTTTACAGATAATCCTTTTAGTGATAGTAAAATCCCAAAAAGTGGTTACCAACAAGCTTCACCTGATTTTATAAGACCTGAAACAGTTCCTGAGGGTTACACTTTTGGTAATACTATGGCATATAGTAAATTAGTATCATCTATACCAGGACAATTACAAGATTTTAGACAAAAAACTATTATAACATCTTCTATAGCGTCAAATTATAGTAGTCCACAAGTAAATATAGCCAGTAGAATAGGTGTAGGAAACCCAGGAGCAAGAAAAAATAGATCTTCTCTTAATACAATTTATGAAGGAGGTCAAGATCAAGTAAATATGATTCCCTTATATACTAACGCTGATAATCCTTTTGAAAATACAAAATATAAGGAACAAGCTAGAGATATAATTAAATTTGCTTTTGAAACTATAGATAATGATAGCCCTGATAAAACTACAAAAATCCATTTTAGAGCATTTATAACCAACTTTTCAGACAATATTGGAGCAGATTGGGATAGTAAAAAATATATGGGTAGAGGTGAAAACTTTTATACTTACCAAGGATTTACAAGAGAAGTTAGTTTTAATTTAAAAGTAGCAGCTCAATCTAAACAAGAAATGTTACCTTTATATCAAAAATTAAACTATTTAGCATCTTCTTTGCTTCCTGATTATAATGGTAATGGATTTATGAGAGGAAATCTTCATAAACTAACTGTAGGTGAATGGTTTTACAGAACTCCAGGTATTTTAAAATCTATGAATGTAACTATAGATGATAATTATTCATGGGAAATTAAATATACAGAACCTGAAACTGAAAAAAATAAAAAAACAAGAACTGATTACGGGGGAGCTTACTTCCCTAATGCTAACGGATGGGATGGGTCTTCAGATTTTCAAAATTCTAATTCTGATGCTGATCAAATGGAATTACCACAGATATTAGATATTCAATTTTCATTTATCCCTATATTAAATGAATTACCAGCTTTATCTAAATACAACCCTGCTGGAAATAGAATAGATAGAAGAGGAATTTTAATAAGTAATGATGTAGGCAGAACTGAGAATTTTATAAATAGAATAACTGACCAGTTATTTATCCCACCACCCGTTAAAATTGATAGAAATAATATTGAAATCCCTTCAATAGATTAATTTATTATAAAAAATTTGGCTCCATTAGGAGCCTTTTTTATTTTATATATTTATACCTAAATAAACATTATGGCTAGCAGATATCAAATAATTTCTATTATAAAAAACGATACAGGAATACCATCACAATCTGGTAATTCTATGTATGCCCCTACTTACTATCCTACTATAGAAGCCAAAGCAGATGATAATTATATTATAACAGGAATTGAAGACAGATTAGATCTTATAGCGTACGATTTTTATGGAGATTCAACATTATGGTGGATGATAGCTATGGTAAATAATTTAGAAGGAGACTCAATGTATCCACCCGCAGGTATTTACTTAAGAATACCTCAAAATATATCAGAATTATTAAATACTTATAATAAATCAAATTTTTAATAAGTTATGGAATCAAAAAACTATACTAATATAGCGGGTTCTGCTTTCCAACCTTTTGTAGATAAACAACTCAAAATCAGAAAATCTGTAATATCTAAAGAAGATAGAACATCAACAGATTTACTTTGGCTAACCAACAGAAGTTTATGGGTTAGAATTAGTTCAGGAACAGATGTTGATCAAAATAATGAATTATTTTCAGAAAGAGGAGATACTTTATCTAGAAGATATATTTTACAAGCAGGTTTAACTGATCATAGTAAAGTAATAGATCAAAAAGATAATATTTTTACCTTAAGAAGTGGTTTAGGACCTAATGGAGCTTATGGTTTAGGAGGAACTGAGCAATTTGGTTTTAGACCAATGCCTGGTTTAGAAAGTTTATCTTTAAAAACTGGTGGTAAGTTGGGTACTTTAAGAGAAGCAACATTTGAGTTTACTTGCTATAATATGGAGCAATTAAATATAATGGATGCTTTATATATGAAATTAGGTTTTAGTATTTTAATAGAATGGGGTCATATTCCTTATCTAGGTAATGATGGAGTTCTTGTTAAAAATCCTCAACCTATGGATTTCTATAGTATACAAGACAAAGAAGAGTTAATGGCGGATATACAAAAAAGAAGAGTATTACACTCTGGTAATTATGATGCTATGTGGGGTACAGTTAAAAACTTTTCTTACTCTTTTGAAAATAATGGAGAATTTAAATGTAAAGTAGATTTAGTAGGAGCAGGAGATATATTAGAATCCTTAAAAATTAACCAATCAGGAACCTCTCAATCTGAAGAATCATCACCACTACTTGTTGATTCAAGTTACCCAGTAGTAGCTAACCAAAATTTATCTTTACTAAATGAGGCTTTATTTAAAATATTCAATAAAGAATTTATTGGTGCTTCAGAAGAATCTTCAAAAATAAAAATAGATTTTGGTACTGGTTATTTTACCACTATAAATCCTTACTTTAAAAAATTAGACATATATTTAGAATCTTTAGGAACTACTGATAAAAGTTCATATGATACTAATACTAATGAGTTAGCTAAATATGGTTATCAATATTCATTAATTAATAGTTCTAGTTCTAAATTAGGTAATGGAGGAGAAAATGTAAATATACCATTAATAGAAAACCCACAATATTTTTACTCAAGACTTATTATAGATTATGAAATAAATAAAGGTGAAGGTGAAGAGGATAAAGAAAGTAAAGAAGAAGGTTTACCACAAGTTTATATCACTTTAGGACATTTATTAATATTAGTAATGGCTACTGGTGGATTATACACTAAAAAAGATGATAAAGCAAAACCTTTTAATTATATAGATGTTAATCCTGATACTAATAGGTGCTACACATTTCCTAGTCATTGTTCTTTAGATCCTACAGTATGTTTAATAGGTTCTGAAACTTTACCATTTGGAATTGATAATAATACACTTGATGCTATAAGAACATATTATCCTTTTTATGATGATACTACTGAAGATTTTGGTGGTAAATTTATGTGGACTCTAGTTAATGTAAATTTTGTAACTGCTACTTTAGCTAAATATCAAAAACAAAGTGGTAAAGGAGATGTAATGTTTGTAGATTTTTTACAAGATATTTTAGGGGGTATATCAAAAGCATGTGGAGGATTTAATGAATTTAGAATAGTACCTGATGATGATACTAGATGTATTAGAATATTTGAGGATAGAAGAACTACTAAACCTTTAAAAGAAGGAGAATCACCATATACTGTAATACCTGTATTAGGTAAAGATAGTTTAGCTTATAGTTTTAACTATACATCTAAAATAGCACCTAATATGGCACAGCAAATAGTAATAGCAGCTCAAGCCCGACCTGAAGGAGTAGGACAAGAAGCTTTATCTTTTTCACATTTAACTAAAGGATTAGTAAATAGATTATCTCCAATAATAATTTCTTCTACATCTGAAGCTAATAATAATTTAGAGGATGAAGTTTTATCATCTGAACAAAGATTTATAGAATCTCGAAATTTTATAGAAGCTATTTATAATGCTGTAGGTACAGGTGTTGCATCTGAAGCTGAATCTACTACAAATTTTGAAGAAGAAAATACAGAACCTAATGCTGATAATACTGGACCTATTATTAAAGGAATAACTGAAAAAAATGTTAAAAAAACATTCTCAGATGCCTTAACAGCAGTTTTAGGAAATTTAAGAAATATAGCTAGAAAACAAAATCCTCAATTAGATAAAACAGCTGAATCTCTTCTTGCCTTACAAGCAGCTGAGAAAAAAATTCTTGCAGATTTTAATTGGGAAGATTTTAAAAGTGATACTAGAGCAATAGTTCCTAAAAAAGGAAAATTTAATCCTGAAAATTTTGATATGAAAACTTCTGATTTTTATGACTATGTTATTCAGCGAATAAGTCAAAACAAGTATTATGAAGGTGTAGATACTTTTGATACAGACTTAGAAAATTTATGGGAAGCCGAACTTGACAGATTAGGAAATATCCAAACATCAGACTTATAATATGAATTTAATATATAACCCAGAAAAATTTGATTCAAGTTTAAACTTTTATAGGGAACTATTTAATAATACTAGTAATATTCCTACAGCTGAGGGTGATGAACAACAATACGAATCATCTATTTTAATACCATTAGATTTCTCTTTAGAAATGGATGGTATATCAGGTATTATTCCTAATTCAGCTTTTGAAGTACCTTCAAATGTTTTACCAACTGCTTATTTAACTCAAAAGAAAGAATCTAAAATAGCTTTTATTTTACATACAGTAGATCATAACTTTAATAATAATAAATGGACTACTAAAATAACTGGTCAAACTCTTCTTATAAGATTTGATCCTTTATCAGCTGAAGAAATAGAAAGAAGAAAAAAAGCAAAAGAAATAATTAAAAAGAAAAGAGAATCTAGAGGTGCTGGAGGCGGCGGCGGAGGAGGTGGTGAAAATTTCACCGCTACTAAAGGATGTACTAAACGATCTGTAGCTTTATTTTCTGATTCATCAGTTAAATCTAACATATCTTTAATAGTTAAATCCGCTAAAGACTTTGGTATAACTGGTAAAAATGCTATAGCCGCTATGTGTGCTATAGCTGGTGGAGAATGTGGTTTAATACCAAAATCTGAAGGTCATATTTATAAAGAAAAGAATTTAAGAGGAGTATTTTCAAGTCTAACAGATGATCAAGTTAAAAGAGCTACCGCTAAAGGTGTAAGTAAAAAAACATTCTTTAGTATAATTTATGGTGAATATAAACCAACTAGATGTGGTAATAGAAAAGGTAAAGTTGGTATTAGTGATGGAGGATTATATTATGGTAGAGGATTTAACCAATTAACAGGACATGGTAACTATGAAGCCATTAGTAATATGTTAGTTAAAAAATATGGAAGTAAATATAATATATTAAATAATCCTGAACAAATGAACCAACCAGATACATCAGCAAAAGCCTTAGTAGCATTTTATATTGATAAAATGAGAGGAGTTGATCAAAATAGTGATTCTTGGTTTACAATAGCTAGAAGAAAAACTGGTAAGGATGCTAATGGTGGATATGCTAAAAAAGCAGAGTACTATAATTGTTTAATGAGTGATAAATCAGATTTAATAGCCTAATGCCTTACTTTCCTAAATCTAGAATAATAGAAAACCAAAAAGCTAACCCTGGAGAAATGCAAACTCCTTCAGGGAAAGAGTACACTGGCCCATATTATACAACATTTGATGGTAAAATATTTTCAGGTGCTAATCCTTATTCACCTGGAAGTAAGCCTCTAGTTCGATCTTTATTAAATAAAAATGAAGATGATAGTAATATCTCTCCAGATTTTAATAATGATGCTTATTATGCTTTAAAACCAACAAATTTAGCTAAATTAACTGACCCTACTCCTTTTACTCCACAACCTACTCAAGAAGATTATAAAAAAGGAAAAATTACAAGATATTTTGCTAGACAAAGAAATGGTACTCAATTTAAAATAATGGAAATTAATCAAACAACATATGATAATTTATCTAATAATAGAGGAGGATTAAATTACTCACTTTGGAAAGTAATCTCCATATTTTGGCAAATTTCAGGTCCTTTAAGAGACGAAAGAGTAAATAATATTAGAACTAGAGCGGGTATAATAGATACTAATCAAAGAGTACTAGATAATGCTGAAAAAAGTTTTATAGGTATAAAGCAATATCTATCTGATTTAAGACAATTTTCAAGATAAATTTGGCTCCCATAGGGAGCCTTATTACATTATATAAAAATAAAGGTCATGTTTTACATAGTAGAAACTAAAAATCAATTACAAAAGTTACTTCCACAAGAGGAATGTTATATTAATATTATTCCTTTATCTAATAATTATCACCCTATATTAAGTAAGGTTAGTTTAATTTATTATAAAGTAAAAGATCAAAAAGGAATCATATTTCCTATCTCTCATAGTGAAGGATTTTCATTAGATATTCAAATAATAAAAGATTTTATCTTAAAACATAAAACTATTTATGTCTTAGATAAAAAACAAACAGCTCATTTATTAGGTGAGGAATTTTTAGGTGAACATGTTTTAGATATAAATCTGCTTTCACTATCCACATCCCAATCCCCTCCGTATATACAAGATTTAGACACAAACATACACATTCATTTCTATCAAAAGTATGGTGATTTAAAGAATGTCAATTCTCTAATCCCTATTTCAAAACACTATGAGACTCAAGAAAAGATATACCAAAAGATAGTAGGTTTTATAAGCTTAAAAAGATATAACAGCTATTATAACCATGATTATGTTAAGGTGTTCTACGATATCGAGAAACAAGGTATAGCGTTAGATTTAGCTGTTTTTGACATGAATTTCAAGCCTAAAAACCCAAAATTTAATATAAAAGATGGTATAATTTATACTCAATATAACTTGTATAATTTTACCTCTAGGCCAACAAATTCATTCAATAGTATAAATTTTGCCGCCTTACCAAAACATGGAGAAGCAAGATCCGCTATTGTACCTCAAAACGATATTTTATTTGAATTTGATTACGAAGCGTATCATCCACGAATTTTAGCTAAATTTATTGAATATGAATTTGGAAAAGAATCGGTCCATGAGACTTTAGGTAAAATGTATTTCAAAACAGATGAGTTAACAGAAGAGCAATACCAACAGTCCAAAGAATTAACATTCAAACAACTATATGGAGGAGTTTTTCAACAGTATAAAGACATACCATTTTTTCAGAAAGTAGCTAAATATACAGATGAAATCTGGGAGGCATATGAAACTAAGGGTAGGTTAGAGTTAGTAGGAGGGAGAAAATTATTTGATATCGAAAATCCAACACCTCAAAAGCTATTAAACTATAAACTACAATCTGGAGAAACTTTTTTTAATGTTCGCTCTATAGTAGAATTACAGAAATATTTGGCTACTAAGAAAAGTAGCATTATATTATATACTTACGATTCTGTATTAATAGATTATAGTAGGGAGGATGGTAAAGAGACTCTACTACAAATAAAATCATTGCTAGAATCCATATTTGGGTTTAAAGTTAAGGCAAAGTATGGAACAAATTATAACAACTTAAAGTAAAAAATGAACGATTCACAGTTAGCACTTCCTTCACATATTTATCTACAATATAACATGGCAACCCCATATAATCTAGATAAAGATTACATGAACAAATTATTCTGTACATTTTCCAATAAAAACGAATTGGAAGTTACGTTGGAGACAATCCAAAACCAATATAAAATTTTATTTAATAAAATATTTGTTTTATACATTGAATCAACTGATGAGTATGTTTGTACTTATAATGTAGATTCAGTTAACATGTCTAACTCTCTTTTAGAAAATACTATTCTATTACATAGAAAGAAAGAATCTAATACTTTATATACTATCAATGCTTTAAATGATTTAATTAAATCTTTAAATGGCGGTACTTTAGATACTTCTTATATAATAGATTGGAATGATTATAAAAACTGTATATTACTTACCCACTCAGGTGATCTAAGAAAATTAGACACTAAAATCTATAAGATAATCTCTCTTTAAAAACATTTGGCCTCCCGCGAGACTGATGTTATATTTATTATCGCACTTAAATTAGTTTTAACAATAAATCAAAAAAGTTATGAATGTAGACTTGATTAAAAACAAGTTAAATGAATTATCTGCCCCAAAGGGAAATAATTCAAACAAAAAAGATGAGAAAGCGTTAAGCTTTTGGAAACCTACAATTGGAAAACAATTAGTAAGATTCGTTCCATCAAAACAAAATCCAGATAACCCATTTACAGAATTATACTTCCATTATGGGATTGGAAAAAGAACAATTATTTCACCATTAAACTTTGGTGAAAAAGATCCAATTGTTGAATTTGCTAAAGAATTACGCAAAACGAAAGAACCTGAAAACTGGAAATTAGCTAAGAAATTAGAGCCTAAAATGAGAGTTTTTGCACCTGTTATTGTTAGAGGTGAAGAAGATAAAGGTGTTCGTTTGTGGGAATTTGGTAAGGAAGTTTATCAATCATTATTATCGTTAGCTGCTGATGAAGAAGTAGGTGATTTCACTGATATCTTAGAAGGTAGAGACATGAAAATCGAAACTGTAGGTCCTGATTCAACAGGAACAACTTACAACAAATCAAAAGTATTACCAGCATTAAAAACATCAACTTTATCTGATGACAATAATGAAGTAGAAAAATGGTTAAGTACTCAACCAGAACCAATCAGTTTCTATAAAAAATACGAATTTGATGAAATTAAAGGATTCTTAGCTGAATGGTTAAACCCAGAAGCAGAAGCTGAAGAAGAAACACAAAAACCTGAACCGCATGCTGGTGATGATTTCTTAAGTGGTCCTGCAATGGATTTTGAACCAACAGGTAATGTTAATCTAGAAGAATCTAGAAAACCAATTGCTAACAAAGCATTTGCTACTCCTAAAAAAGAAACATTCGCCGCCGAAGAATTTGACGATTTATTCAAAGATTAATTATGGCTAAACAAAAAACAGAAAGCCTTTCCGGTAAAGTCGGAAAGGCCATTACTGGCACCTTCTCACTTGATAAGTTTAAAAAAGGTAAAAATCTAGGACAAAGTTCATCTAACTTTAAACCTCAAGCATGGATTAATTTTACAGAACCTGTAAAAGAAATGTTAGAGATGCCTGGTATTCCTAAAGGACATATCACTTTAGTTAGAGGTCATAGTAATACAGGTAAAACTACTTTATTAATTGAAGCTGCTATTGAAGCTCAAAAGACACAAGTATTACCAGTTATTATCATCACTGAGATGAAACATAGTTGGGAACATTGGTCAGCAATGGGATTTGATTTAGGTGAAACTATTGATGAAGAAGGAAACAAAGAATATAATGGTTTCTTTTTATACGCTGATAGAGAATCTTTACAATGTATTGAAGATGTAGCTGAGTTTATGGCTGATCTATTAGATGAACAAAAGAAAGGTAATTTACCTTATGACTTATTATTCTTATGGGATTCAATTGGTTCTATACCATGTAAAATGAGTATTGAGAAAAACTCAAACTCACCAATGTGGAATGCAGGTGCAATGTCTCAACAATTTGCTAACTTTATTAATCAGAGAGTGATTATGTCTCGTAAAGAGTCACAATCATATACTAACACAATGCTTTGTGTGAATAAAGTATGGGTTGAACCAGCTTTAATGCCAATGGCTCAACCAAAACTACGAAATAAAGGTGGTGATAGTATGTTTTTTGATGCCTCATTCATTATTACATTTGGTAACGTAACTAGTCCTGGTACTCAAAAGGTAAAAGCTACTAAAAACGGTAAGGAAATTGAATTTGCTCTTAAAACTAAAGTTTCTTGTGATAAAAATCACGTAACCGGAGTTACAGCTAAAGGAACTATTGTAAGTACTGCTCATGGGTTTATTAAAAATTCACCTAACGAGATAAACAAATATAAAAAAGAACACTCTAAAAATTGGGCAAGTATTTTAGGAAGCGATGATTTTGATATCGTGGAAGAAGAAAATCTTGATTTCTTAGGAGTAGACACATCAGAAATTTAATTATGGATTATAAAGATCTTTTAAATAATATACAAGAAGATACTAACAGCGAAGCCCTACACTTAAATAGTAGGGTTTTGTTAGTTGATAGTATGAACACGTTCATGAGATCATTCGCTGTTATTAACAGTATGAATACTCAAGGTACGCATGTTGGTGGTATGATTGGTTTTTTAAGATCATTAGCTTATGTTGTTAATTTAATCCAACCCACAAGAGTAATATGTGTGTTTGATGGTGAGGGTAATACAATCAATAGAAAAAATTTATATTCTGATTACAAAGGTAATAGAAAATTAAAGAGAATCACAAATTGGTCTTCATTTGATGATCTAGCTGATGAATCAGCTTCAATGTCTCAACAAATGTTAAGATTAATTGATTATTTACAACAACTACCTGTAAGCATCATAACTCGTGATAAATTAGAAGCCGATGATATAATTGGTTATTTAGCTCCTAAATTTGATCAAGCTGTTATAATGTCAGCAGATCAAGATTTCTTACAGTTATGTAGTGATAATGTTCAAGTATATTCACCTATTAAAAAGAAATTTTATGGTCCTAAAGAAGTATTTGATGAGTATGGATTATGGCCTCAAAATTTTGTAAATTATAAAGTACTAATGGGTGATACTTCAGATAATTTACCTGGAGTAAAAGGATTAGGTCCCAAAAAACTATATAAACTATTTCCTGAACTAACAGGAGACAAAACAGTAACTTTAAATGAAATTATTCAAAAAGGTTATGACAAACATGAAGAAAACGGAATTTACGGAAACGTGTGGAATTTTAGAAAGCAATTGATTATCAATGAACAATTAATGTCTTTAAAAAATCCAAACATTCCAGATTACGATATAGAAGTATTAGAAGAATTATTAGAAGATGAACCACATGACTTAAATCAAGCTAGATTTTTACAGTTGCATAGTTCTGATCTATTAGAGAGACAAATCTCCCCTAACGTAGAGTTTTGGATCCAGAATAATTTTTTATATCTTACAAAGTATAAACACAAATAAAAGTTATATAAATGGTTGCATTTGCTAGTCTAAAAGATTATGGCCCAACATTTCAAGTAAAGGTCATAAGTTCTTTATTAAAAAACAAAACATTTTTACTCAACGTAAGAGACATTACAGATGAAGCCCATTTCGAACATCCTGGTATTAAGTGGATTTTAACAGAAACTTTAAAGTATTTTGATAAATTCCATACTACACCAACACTTGACACTCTAAAAATTGAAGTTAAAAAAATTGACAATGATGTTTTACAGACAGCTGTAAAAGAACAATTAAAATTAATTTACACTACTCAATATGATGATCAAGAATATGTTGAGGAAGAATTTGCTAATTTCTGTAAGAACCAATTACTAAAAAATGCATTACTGGATTCAGTAGATTTATTAAAAAGTGGTCACTACGATGATATCAGATTATTAATTGATAATGCTTTAAAAGCAGGCTCTGATAAAAACTTAGGTCACGAGTATATTAAAGATATTGAAGATAGATATCGTTCAGAAAGTAGAAAAGTAGTACCTTCACCTTGGCCTTTAATTAATGATTTATTACAAGGTGGTTTAGGTAATGGAGATTTTGGTTTAATATTTGGTGGTCCTGGAGGAGGAAAATCATGGGCATTAGTTGCCTTAGGAGCATTTGCTGCTAATTTAGGTTATAAAGTAATACATTACACATTAGAATTAGGTGAAGCTTATGTTGGTAAAAGATATGATGCTTTTTATACTAATATAAGTGTTAGTGAAGTAAGTTTTAATAAAGAAAAAGTAATTGATGCTTTAAAAGACATGGAAGACAATGTCATTATTAAAGAATTTGCACCTAAAGTAGCATCACTTACTACTATTAAATCACATATTCAGAAAACAAAAGATTTAGGTTTCAAACCAGATTTAATTTTAATTGATTATGTTGATTTATTAAAAGCTCCATCTAAAAGAAATAGAGATAAGAAAGAAGAAATTGATGATCTTTATTATGGAACTAAAGGATTAGCTAAAGAATTAGATTTACCAATTTGGTCTGTATCACAAGTAAATAGAGCGGGTGCTAAAGATGAAGTAGTAGAAGGAGATAAAGCGGCAGGTTCTTACGATAAGATGATGGTTATTGATTTTGGTATGTCTCAATCTAGATTACGAAAAGATAAAACTAATGGTACTGGAAGATTCCATATTATGAAAAACAGGTATGGAATGGATGGTATGACATATTTTGCTGAAATTGATACTTCAACAGGTCACATCATTATGGACGAAAGAGAGTTCATTGAAGAATCATCATCTGAAAGTAATAGAACATCATTCGGAGGAATCACAGATAGTGAGAAGAGCACAATGGGAAACTTGTTCAAAAACTTCAGCTTATCAGATAATAATATTTAATATTTATGGACCCATCTTTTAAAATTTAAAAATATACATGAGAGACATTACAAAAGAAAGAGTGGTTTATAAGCCATTTGAATACACTGAAGCACATGACTTCTGGTTAAAACAACACCAAGCACATTGGTTACACACTGAAGTTCCAATGATGTCAGATGTAAATGATTGGAAACAAAATTTATCGGAAACAGAAAAAAACATTATAGGTTCTATTTTAAAAGGTTTTGCTCAAACTGAAACAGTAGTAAATGACTATTGGACAAATTTAGTAACATCTTGGTTTAGAAAACCTGAAATCATTAAGATGGCTGTTACTTTTGGAGCATTTGAAACTATTCATGCTGAAGCTTATTCATTATTGAATGAAGAATTAGGATTAGATAATTTTTCTGAATTTTTAGAAGATGAAGCTACAATGGCTAAGATTCAGGGATTAATGGATGTAAGAGATTCACACAATGGTGAAGCGGATTGGCATAAAAGAGCTAAATCATTAGCTATATTTTCAGCATTTACTGAAGGAGTTAATTTATTTTCATCATTTGCTATTTTATTATCATTTAAATTACAAAATAAATTAAAAGGAGTAGGACAGATTGTAGAATGGTCAATCAGAGATGAATCATTACATTCTGAAGCTGGATGTTGGTTATTTAGACAATTAATGTCAGAAAAACCAGAATTAAACACACCTGAATTAAAAGAAGACATTAAACAAGCAGCTTTATTATCTTTAAAATTAGAATTAGACTTTATTGATAAAGTTTATAAAATGGGAGATTTGGAAGGATGTTCAAAATACGATTTAGTTAGCTTTATTAAATATAGAGTTAATACTAAAATGCAAGATTTAGGTTATGAGTCTATAGTAAATGGTATCGATGACGCCTCAATAAAAAGAATGAAATGGTTTGATAGTTTATCAGCTGGTAAACAACATACTGATTTCTTCGCATCAAGAGTAACAAATTATTCAAAAGGAGTTCAAAACTGGGACGCAAACGATTTATTTTAATATATGGACAATAACAGCTTAATATCAGATTACACACAATGGGAAAGAGGTAAAGACTATCCTGAATATTTCGACGAAATATCATTAGCAACAATTAGTAAGGGATACTTACTACCTGGAGAAACACCTAAAAAAGCATACAGAAGAGTATCAATAGCAGCTGCTATAAGATTAAACAGACCTGATTTAGAGAATAAATTCTTTAAAATATTATGGAATGGTTGGTTAGGATTAGCATCTCCTGTATTATCAAACATGGGTACAGATAGAGGTTTACCTATCTCATGTTTTGGTGTAGATACACCGGATTCTATACGAGGAATAGGATTAACTAACGCTGAACTGATGAAATTGACATCTGTTGGTGGAGGAGTAGGTATTAGTTTATCTCGTATTAGACCACGTGGAAGAGAAATTAAAGGAAATGGTAAATCTGAAGGTGTAGTGCCTTGGGCTAAAATTTATGATTCAACTATCATTGCTACTAATCAGGGTAATGTAAGAAGAGGAGCAGCATCTGTTAATTTAGATATTAATCACGCAGATATTGATGAATTTTTAGAAATCAGAAGACCAAAAGGTGATCCAAATAGACAATGTTTAAATTTACATCAATGTGTTGTTGTAGACGATGTGTTTATGAGAAAATTAGAATCAAGAGACCAACCATCAATGGAACGTTGGGCTAAGGTTTTAAAAGCTAGAATGGAAACAGGAGAACCATACATTATGTTTAAGGATAATGTTAATAAAGCAAATCCTATCGCTTATATGATGAATAATCTTGATGTTTCTATGACTAACATCTGTACTGAGATTACTTTACACACAGATGAAGAACATTCATTTATTTGTTGTTTATCTTCATTAAATTTAGCAAAATATGATGAATGGAAAGATACAGATACAGTTCAATTATCAATTTACTTCTTAGATGGGGTAATGCAAGAATTTATTGAAAAAACAAGTGGTAAAGAAAGTATGGTTAGAACTAATAACCACGCTAAAAAAGGTAGAGCATTAGGATTAGGAGTAATGGGATGGCATACATTCTTACAACAAAAAGGATTACCATTTAATTCAATTGCTTCAACTGCCCATACTCACAATATTTTTAGTAAACTTAAACTAGAAGCAGAATCAGCTTCAAGACAATTAGCTGTAGAGTATGGAGAACCATTATGGTGTAAAGGTACAGGAATGAGAAATACTCATTTATTAGCTATTGCTCCTACAGTATCAAACTCAGTAATTACAGGAGGTATTTCAGCAGGAATTGAGCCTTTACCAGCTAACATTTATACATTTAATGGAGCTAAAGGTACTTTTATTAGAAAAAATAAGGTACTTGAAAATATGCTAGAAGAAAAAGGAAAAAATGAAGACAAATATTGGGATCAAATGTTAGCTGATAATGGTAGTGTTTTAGGATTACCTGATAATGTTTTATCACCTGATGAAAAAGAATTATTCTTAACATTCCCTGAAATTAATCAGTTAGAATTAGTTAGACAAGCTGCTATTAGACAGAGATATATTGATCAAACTCAATCTTTAAATCTATCATTTGATCCTCAAGATTCTCCAAAATGGATTAATCAAGTTCATATGGAAGCTCATAAATTAGGTATTAAAACACTTTATTATTTAAGAACAGACTCAGTAATTAAAGGTGATTTAGGTTCAAGACAAGCTGAATGTATTTCATGTGAAGGATAAAATAAATTAAAATTTTTAAAAATAAAGCCCCTATATTAGGGGCTTTTAATATTTATCACAAAATAACGTTTTATTAATTAGGTTACATAAATCATTAACTTAACAACAATATTATGGGATTTTTCAGTATTTTTAAAAAATCAAATGATTACAATGAAAAAGTTGTAATTGGATTCATGTCATTTATGGTAATGGTTATTGCGATTGCAGTAGACCTTATTACAGGGTACATGGGTAAAGCGTTAGAATTAAACGAGTACATCTTTGATGCATTCATGTACATCACATTAGGTTCATTCCTTCCAGATGTATTAGAGAAATTTGCAGCAATGAAAAACGGAGGTAAAACAAATAACGAAGAATAATTATGAGCTTAAAAAGTTTACAAGAAAAGATCGGAGTAGCTGCAGATGGAGCATTTGGTCCTGGAACAATGAAAAAAGCAATGGAGTTTTATAAATTAACTCCTGTAAGAGCAGCGCATTTCTTTGCTCAAACTGCACATGAAACAGGTGGTTTTAAAGCTTTCTCAGAAAACTTAAACTACTCAGCACAAGGATTACAAGGTATCTTTGGAAAATATTTTCCTGGTAACTTAGAAGAATCTTACGCTAGAAATCCTGAAAAAATTGCTAACAGAGTTTACGCATCTAGAATGGGTAATGGAGCAGAAGCATCAGGAGATGGTTTTAAATTTAGAGGAAGAGGTGCTCTTCAATTAACTGGAAAAGACAATTATAAAGCCTTTTCAGATTATTTGAAAAAACCAGAAATTATGACTAATCCAGATCTAGTAGCAACGACTTATTCTTTTGAATCAGCAATGTTCTTCTTTGACAAAAATAAATTGTGGTCAATTTGTGATCAAGGAGTAAATGATGCTTCTATCTTAGCTCTTACGAAAAGAATTAACGGTGGTACTCACGGATTAGCAGATCGTTCAGAAAAAACTAAAAAGTACTACGAATACGTTAAATAGTTAAACATAAGATGAAGACTTCACTTTTAATTACATTATCATTGACAACAGCTTGCGCATTTATAGGTTCATACTTTATGAATCTAACAGCAGATAACATCGAACAATACCTTTCAGTAGCATTTGTAATATTTGCTGATGGGTTCTTTGGTGTGTGGGCTGGAGTTAAAAGAGAAGGATTCAGAACATATAAAGCATTAAGTGTACTAAAAACATTTATATTTTGGATAGTAATGCTTTCAGCTATATTAACAATAGAAAAAGGATTCACTGGAACATCATGGTTAAGTGAGACAATTATGGCTCCATTCTTGGTATTCCAGTTAATCTCTATTCTAAAAAATGCCTCAATGGTAGGAGTAGTTAAAAATGAACTGCTAACACAAATACTAGATAAACTAGACAAACATAAAGGAGATAGAGATGTTACAAAATAAACAAAACATTTTATTGGTTATAGTAATTGTATTAATAGGTTATAATATATTTACTACAAACAGTATTAGAACAGACGTTAAAGGATATGAAACTAGAATAGACTCAGTTCAAACAAAAATAGATTCAGCACAAGTAATCAATAAACAAATCGATGTTAAAATTGATTCAGTAAAAGAGAATGTAGTTTCTATCACAAAAGAAATACACCATATAGATAATACCATAACAATTGTAAAAAAACAAACAGATGAAAAAATTAATACTGTTGATAAGTTTTCTAACGCTGAGCTTGAATTCTTTTTCACAAACAGATACAACGAAAGTAACACTACCAACTAAAGTAGTAAGACTAGCAGCAAAAGATTTAGTTCGCTATGATGGTTGTAAAGTAGAATTAAAACTTACTCAAGAAAAAGTTATTAAACTGCAAGAAAGAGAAGTACAAAAAGATACTATTATTAGTTTACTAACTGATAAAGATAAAAACAATCAATATATTATTAGTCAAAAAGATGTTCAAATTGGAGAATATAAAGGTATGACTGATGATTTAAAGAAAGAATTAAAAGGACAGAGAAACAAAACATTTTGGTATAAAGTGTTAGCCTTTGTAAGTTTATCTACTACATTATATTTCGCAAAATAAGTTTGGCTTCCTAGGAAGCCTTTTTTATATTACCGTCAAAATAAAAGTTATGATATACAACCCACCACTTACTGAAGCTCAATTAGAAATCCAATTTAAAAAGTTACGTAAATTAAATTACAATGCTTTTAGATGGTGGAGAATGTATGATGATCCTAAACCAGCATTACCCAAACAATCCCAACTGATAGACAGGATAAAAAATGGTGATTTTAATTACTCTCATTACAATTACCAAGCTATGTGGTGTGAGCATGAGATGAATAAAATCCATAATAAATATGGTTTTGAAGATATGGGTCGTTATGTAGAAGAAACTTCATTATTACGTTCTAGAAGAAAACGTTTATTAGAAGATCATTATAAAGAAGAAGATAATAGATTAGAGTCAATTACTATTGAATTATCTAAAGCCTTTAGAATTACCAAAGATGAAGTAAAAGTATTTATGGAAGAGTTTGGAGGTACGCTAGAAGAATTATACATTCACTTAGAACAAAAATTTCCTTATAATAAATTTTATTTACCAAAATCATTAAAACATTTACAATCACGTTATGATTAAAATTTCACACGAATTACCGCTTAGTCTACTTCCTTACAGTTCAGACTGGAATGATTACGAATATTGTTTACCTCACTTGCTAGATAAACATGAAGATTATAGACAATTTTTCTTAGATTCAAGAGAAAGAGATAGATTCATTATCATGGATAATGGTTTATTTGAAGGAGTAAAACATACTGTTCAAGATCTATTAGATAAAATTGATTTGATCCAACCTAATATTTTTATTGTTCCGGATGAATGGAATGAAAGAGATATCACAGCTAAAAATGCCAAACATTGGACTCAGTACAAATTGCCATTTAAAACCAAATTAATGGTAGTACTGCAAGGTAAAACCGTAAATGAAATACATACATTGTACCAACAATGTGTAGATTTAGGTTATACTCATTTTGCTTTTAATCATTCTTCTGTTGTGTATCAAGAATTAGGAGGATCTGAAAATAAATTAGCTAATCAATCAGTTGGAAGAGTATTATTAATACAATATCTACTAACACAAAATGTTATTAAAGATCATCATTACATTCACTTATTAGGAGCATCTACTCCACAAGAATTTACTTACTATAGAGATGCTCAACCAAACCTAGTTAATTCAGTTGATACCTCTAATCCAATCATTTGTGGTGCTTTAGGTATAAGATATGGTGAAGTAGGATTGTTAGATAAACCTTCTAATAAAATAGAAGAATTTATGGAACAAAATCTTGAAGACAAATTAGAAGATATAATATTTAATGTCAACGCATTTAAAAACTTTTGCAACAAATAACATGAAAAAAATATTATTTTTACTTTTATTACCATTATTATCTTTTAGTCAGTTAAGAGATAGTGTTTATGTAAAAACTGACATTTACGAAGTAATGTATTCTGAGACATTAGAACAACCTCTTTGGGTTAAATATCAAGTGGCTTGTACTGGAGCTGGAGCATCTAGAAAAGGAATGGACTTTTATGTTGATAAAAATATCCATACTTCAGATGCTAAAGATTATGTAAATAATGTTTATGATAAAGGACATTGCGCTCCCGCGGCTGATTTTAATTGCACTAGAGAAATGTTATTTAAAACATTTTCATATTTAAACTGTACACTCCAAAATGAAAAATTAAATAGAGTTCATTGGAGGTTATTAGAAGATTATGAAAGATTATTAGCATTTGTAGAAGGACCAGTAAATGTTGAAATAAAAATAGTATTTGATAAAATTCCACAACGAGTACCAGCTGGAGCAGCTATTCCATCAGCTTTCTATAAAATTATAAAAACTAAAACCAAAACTATTAAATTTTACTTTAAAAATGAGCCACCTACAAAAGCAACATTTGTAGATTATCAAATAAGGTAAATATTTATATGAAATGAAATTCATTCTCCAACATATTATAAAATTGTTATACCCTCTACTAATAATAGGGGGTATTTTGTCTACATACGGTCAAACCTTTACACACTCTGGTTATATCTACGGTTCAAATGCTACAGGCATACAAGGTGTACCGGTATACCTTTATAGTAGAACAACACCTACTTTAACAGGATTTACAAACCAGCAAAACTATAACGGGCATTCTTACTATAGGTCAACAAGTTCAATGACATGGACAGCCGCAAGACAGGCTTGTGCTAATATGGGCGGGTATTTAGTAACTGTAACTACAGCGGCTGAAAATAACTTTATATATAGTTTATGGTCTGATGGATGGATAGGATTAACAGATGAAGTAGTAGAAGGACAATGGAGATGGGTAACAGGAGAGCCGTACACTTGGTCAAACTGGAACTCTGGTGAACCAAATAATGCTGGTAATGAAGACTATATTCAATTTGTTGGTAATGGTAAATGGAATGATTTACCTAATGTAGCGTTACCTTATGTATTAGAATTTGATTATATAGTAACTTTCACACCCTGGACTTTACTAACAACAGCTACAACAGATATAACAGGAAGGTATGTATTTTCAACACCAACAAATCCTTCTGTAGAATATTATATAACATTTACTCCTCCAACTTTACCTACATTACAAATAAGTGATGCTCAAGTTTCAAACACTGTAGCGTTAGGATCACTAGCTTTAAAAAGTAGAGATTACTTTAGATTTGATATTAATAATGATGGAAGAGTAACAATATCTGATACTTATTCAATATTTGCTAGAAGAAGAGGATTAATAAGTTCATTTATAGCATCACCTCCAGATAGTAGAATATTTACAACAACTCAATGGAGTACAATTAATGCAAGTACAGCAAACCTGAAAGTATCATTTCCAGGGGTACAGTCAATAACAATAAACAATCCTGTATCAGGAGGAGTTTCATCTTACTATATTACAAGACTAGGATATAGTAACTAAAAAAATTAAATATTTATTACAAGGTATGAGAGTGTAACACTCCTGGTTATATAAACTATTAATTATAAAACAAAAAAAGAAATGAAAAAATTACTTTTAGTTTTAAGTTTAGTTTTAGTGTCATTAACAGGATTTGCACAAACTACCGCGCCTGATGCTACTAAGCCTTACTTAATCTTTGACGCTAGTTACAATCTAGCACCAATTGGAGCAACACCTACAAACGTTGCGATTTATTATGATAATGCTGGTTCTACAGCTATCAAAGCAGTACAGTACAGATTTTGGTATGACAAAAACGTATTTGCTTCTCCAACAGTAACTTATACAGGAACTGAAACAAACCATTATTTCCAGACATTAGTAAATGCTACTGAAGGAAATGTAACAGTTACATGGGTTTACACGGGAGCAGATGCTGCTTTCAATATTGCTGACGGAGTAATGTTCAATGTAGCTTTACCATTTAAAGCCGGTTATACTAACGGAGCAGTGACCGCTATGGCATTTACAGGAGCAACAGCTTATCCTGCTTATGGTACTCTAGCAAATGGAACTGATACTACATTAGGGTTACAAAATTATGGTGGAGCGTTTACAGAACCAGTATTTAACTATGCCGCTACATTCTTAAATAATCCAACTAACCCAGCTTCAGATGTACCAGTTGTATTACAAAAATCTTCAAATGGAACAACTTGGGTAGATGTAATGACTGTTAACACAGCAGCTGCGACAGGAGTAGCTTCATTTACAACTAACTTAGATCAAAACTACTGGCAAATTAGAGTTAAAGTAAATCCAGGTCTTACAGCACCAGATGCTTTATCTGCTGCAGATGCTGATATGATGGCTCAACTTGCTACAGGATTACAAACACCAACTGGAATCCAATTCTACACTGCTAACCCTAACCAAGCAAATGGAATTACAATTTCAGATTCATATACATTATTTTCTAGATTAGCTCAAGGTTTAACAACTTACCCTAACAACCCAGATGTATTATTCTTTACAGAAGCTCAATACACTCAAATTGCAGCTGCTACAACAAGTTTATCAGCTACAATTCCAGGGGTATCAACATTTACTTCAGCTAATATTAATAATACAACAGCTGCTAATTACTATCTGTTAGTATTAGGAGACGCAAACGGAACAGGACGTAATTAACATGTTACGCTATATAATCATAGCACTGTTATCATTAAATTCACTATACTCCCAGGTACAATTTCAAGTACCTGGGATTACAGTGTCTCCATCTAATACTATAGATCTTCCTGTAATTATCCAAACAAATGGAAATGGAGTAGGGAGTTTAGAATTTGCTTTAAATTATGATCAAAGTATTTTACAATTCTCAGAAATAATATTATCTGAAAAAGCACAGACTTGGCTAACCTATACAATGGATACAGGTAATGGAAAAGTAAGATGGGGAGGATATGATAAAACACATGGACAATATACTGTGACAGCTCCAACAGAATTATTTATATTAAAATTTACAGTACTTAATCCTAACTGGACTACAACTCCTATAACAATAGGAAGAAAAACAGCAGGAGATGTACAAGGATGGGATATAGCTGTAACTAATACAAACGGATATGTTAATATGAACAAAAATGCCGCTCCTTTAGATGAAGATGGTATTAATGGTAAAGCCTATCCTGTACCTACAAATGATATTGTAACAGTAGATTTATCTCTTCCAGTAAGCGGGGATTATAACATAATAATATACAATCTAAATGGTAATGTTTTACAAAACAAAAAACAACGTTTTGTAAAAGGAGATAATTCAATTCAAGAAAATTTACAATCTTACCCTAGTGGTATCTATTTATTACAAATAACAAATACTAAATTTGTTAAAACATTTAAACTTATAAAAAATTAAAACCATGTCAGAAGAAACAAACAACGAAGGAGGATTATCAGGATTGAAAAAAACTATCATTGGAACTCTAGGAACTATTGTAACAGCAGGAGGAGTATGGTTAACAACTCAACTTGGTGGGGGTGAATCAACAAATAAAGAAGAAGTAAAAACAGAACAAGTAGCTCCTGCACCTGCAGCAGCACCTGTTGTAATTAACTTACAAAACAATAACACCAACCAACAAAAACAACAAACAAACAATTCTAACTCAGCTAAAGCAGCACCTGCTCCAGCACCTGTTCAACAAACAGCACCTGCTCCTGCACCTGCTCAAAAAGAATCATGGTAAAAAAAGTACTTTATATACTATTTTTATTATTTAGTATAATAGGCTCCGCTCAAACAATAGGATCTGTTAAGACTGAAGAATATAAAGCTGATTTTGAAAAGAAACAATCATTGGATGTGGTATCTGATTATGCTGGGGATATCATCATTCCTATTCAGATTCTTAAAATTGGTATCAACGAAGAGTTGTACGAAATGTACCCAGAACTAAAAGATAAAAGAGTTGGTTTAGGGGTGTCAAATATAGTATTAGAGTATTTAGAGTCTACAAATAGATTTAAATTTACAGAAGACAGAGAAGAAATAAAACAAAAAATGATTGCCCAACATATAGCTTCAGCTAAGGGTATATCAGAAAATAAAATAGAAGTTAAAGGAAATGTTATATTAGCAAAGTATTTTGTTTATATAGAAGTTTATGATTTCAGTATAGGTGAGGATGAAGAAGTTTCAACTTCAGGAGCTGAAATAAGACAAAAAACAATATTAGGGTTACAAGTAAGATTTGTGGATACACAAAGCGGTGAAATAATTACTGGATCAGGATCCGGTGAGGCGGTTACAGTGAAGAAAGCAAGCTTATTAGATGGACTCGACGATATAAAATTTAACCAATCAACAATCGGAGTATCTACCAAAAAGTCATTAGAAACTGCTTCTTCAAGAGTCGTAAGTAAAATGATTAAAAAGGGGATATTTCCGAACTAATGAAAAAATGGATTTTATTATTTTTACTATTATCAACCCTGACTTCTTGGAGTCAGTACACCTATACTTACAAAGACCCTTGTACCTTAACATTAAAAAGTGTATTTGTACCTGCTGGAGGTGGTGTAATGGTAAACTATTTTGACAATCAAAATATATTTACTTCAAATGACTTTTCTTCAGGGGTTTTTGACAACTGGATAGCTCAAGTATCCCAACAAAATTCTAACTCACCATGTGAGTCTGTAACTACAGCAATTGTAAACAGTATAACTAATGTAACAGTTGCTAACACACTAACTGTTGTTACAAATGTAATATCAGTAACAAATGTAGCTCAATCTATAGCGACCATAGGAGGATCTATGGGAAGTTCTATGACAGCTACAGCCGGAGGTGTAACAAACTCCTCACAAAGTGAAGGAGGTAGTACTAACCAAAATTCAAAAAATGACAAAAAATCAGATTCAAATACACCTACAGGAACGAATTCAGGAACTACTGGAACAAGCCCAACAGGTAACCAAAATCAAGGAGGCCAAACCAATCCTAACTCTTCTGGAGGAACACCTTTACAATCTTCAACAGGAACACCTCAACAAGGAGGAGAGACTACAAATCCAAATCAACCAACTTCAACAGGAGGTTCAACGTCTGAGTCATCTGTAGAAGGATCAAGTGGTAGCAGTAATAACTTAGCTAACTCTTTATCAAATTCAGTAGACGGAGGATCAGCTGATGGGGGAAGTTCATCAGGAGGTGGAGGTACATCAGGTGGAAGTAAAAAATCAAATTCAGCTGCTAAAAGTGTAGGGAGTTTAATTGCTTCAGGAGATGTAGTAGCTATTGCTAATACTAATCAAACTCAGAACTTTAGATTTGTAGGAAGTATAACTCATGCTAATACTAGAGGAACTAGAATTAAAGGAGTATTATTTAATTACACCTCAGGTGTTAATAATCTTAATGTTACTTTTTATAAATCTTGGATTAATAAATCTAAAAAATTAAATACAGTAGGTGCTCAATCCATTATGATGGATTTTGATAAAAACTTCTTTAGTACAACTACAGTATTAGAATCTTACAAAGTAAATAAGAAATTAACAGGAATGTTTGGTGTTAATTTTACAGCAGGTAAAATGGGAGAAAGGTCTTTACTAAACCTGTCTGCAGTAGCCGGAGGACATAGTAGTTTTAAAATAAATGACAGAGTCAGTACTAGTATATTAATACTAGGAGTATACTCTCCATTCACCCAGTTCTACGAAGGTAAATGGTGGGATGCAGGTATAATAATAGTACCATTCAATTCATGGGATTTAAAAATAACTAAAACATTTAAGTTTAACGTAAGTTTTACAGGAGTATACGAAGCAGGTAACGAATTTTTAAATTATCAAATATTAACAGGAGGTAAATTAGCATTTTAATTATGAAAAAAATATCAGATTTTTTAGCAGCTTTATACGATAGAATTTCAAATTTCCTTTTTGGATAATAAAACAGTGCAGTATTATGAAAAAATTATTTTTATTATTATCGTTAGTATTTTTAGTATCAGCTGATACATCCAATAAGGAATGCTACAAAGTAACAAAAGTGTCTTCACAAGTTGAAGCACCTGAGATGAAAAAAGAAAGAGTTGTATTCGGTATTAAACAAATGACCGAAGAAATTCTATCTGAAAAATATGATATATGTGAAGATGGAACTCCAGTTGAAGTAGAAGTACTATCAGTTGAAGCACCTTCAACAAATACATCTTTAGGTCCATTTTCTAAAACTAAAAAAATTACTATTGTAAAACTTAGACTTATAATAGGTAAAGAAGAATACTGGGGTCAAGGAGAAGCAAACATAACAGTTCAATCAACATTCCTGGATTTGAACGACGATAACCTACCATTTAATAAAACTGCGTTCTCCGGAGCTGTTAAGAAGGCTTTAGTAGAAGCTATAGATGAAATGAAATAGACTTGGTTTTCCAAGTCTTTTTTATTATATTAGACCCAATTAAAAATAAGAAAAACATTTTTTAACTCCTGCTTGGAATAGCAGGATATTTATATTATATTAAACAAAAATAAAGTTATGGAAGAACAAAAACCTTACATGATGTCTCTTTATGACTATCTTGGTAGAGCAGCTGGACCTGAATTAGGAAAAGAAGTAGCAGAAACTGCTGTAAAATTAAAAGAAACTATAGAAAAACGGTATGTAACTAATACTCGTTATAAAGGTGAAATTTTAATGTACCGTAGAGAATTTCTTGATCTTTACTTTGGAAACATGGTATATGAAGGAGATAAAAAATAACGTTTGCCTATACGTTTCAAATACCTGGCACAAATTAAAACAAATAAATTATGTCTAAAAAACATGTTGTAGTATCACTTTCAGGTGGTATGGACTCAAGTACTTTGTTACTTAGATGTCTAAAAGAGTATGATAGTGTAACAGCTATCTCATTTGACTATGGTCAAAAACACAGAATAGAACTAGAGAGAGCAGCTTCATTAGTTAATTATTTAAATGATAAAGAACAGGAAGTAACTTACCGTCAAATCCAATTAAATGGATTAGTTGATTTATTAGACTCAGCTTTAGTAACAGGAGGTGAAGAAGTACCAGAAGGTCATTATGCAGAAGATAATATGAAAGCAACAGTTGTTCCTAACAGAAACAAAATATTTGCTTCTATTACTCAGGCAGTAGCTTTATCAGTTGCAAATCGTACAGGAGAAACTTGTGATATTGCTTTAGGTATTCATGCTGGTGATCATGCAATTTATCCTGACTGTAGACAAGAATTTAGAGATGCAGATGATGCAGCTTTTAGAATTGGAAATTGGGATGCTGAAAGAGTAGGTTATTTTACACCATACTTAGAAGGAGATAAATTTACTATCTTACAAGATGGAGAAGTATTGTGTGAAGAGTTAGGATTAGATTTTGAGGAAGTTTATTCAAGAACTAACACTTCTTATAAACCAATTATGTTTATTGAAAGATCAGAAGTAGACAAAGACGGTAAAGGATATGAAATGGAAAAATGGTATTCAGATTATAAATCAGCTTCATCAGTTGAAAGAGTAGAAGCATTTATTAAATTAGGAAGAAAAGATCCAGCTGAATATGCAAACGAAAATGGTCCTGTAACATGGGAACATGTAGTAGAAGAAGTAACAAAAGTATTAGATAACCATAACAATTAAGATTATGTTTGAAGCAAACACAACAACAGGATACTATTCAGGAACAATAGGGACAGTATCAACAGGAACAACATTAGGACATTCAGGAACATCTATCAACACAATAGCTGATGGTTATTCAGGATTAACCTTACAAGGAAATTCAACAATTAATTTTTCAAATCAAATTCAAAATAACATGACACCAAAACAAGTATACGTAGCAGTATTCACAATCAAAAGAGATAAGGATACAAATGAAATCAATTCAACAACATTTGTAAAAGAATTATGGGTTGAACAAAAGAATGGAACATCAATTGATTTACTAGTTGCAAAAAAATTAGATAAAGATTTTGATCCAGAAACTACAATTATTAAAGTACTTTCAACAGTAAGTTTCTAATGGCATTCTATAGAAAGAAACCCGTAGTAGTTGAAGCAATTCAATTTACAAGAAATAATATTACTGAGGTTGAAGCCTTTACTGAATATGCCGCTCATACTTTTCAAATTGAAAGAAGAATAGATGGTATAGCAACTTGTATAATTCCAACTCTAGAAGGACAGCATATAGCAACAGAAGGAGATTTTATTATTAGAGGAGTACAAGGTGAATTATATCCATGTAAACCAGATATTTTTGAAAAAACTTATGAATTAGTTGGCTCCCCAGAATAAGTTTCATATATTATAGTCTAAATTATTAACAATAAAAACGTAAAAATGAAAAAAGTATTTTTAGTATTAGCATTATTAACTGGTTTAATAGTTACAAGTTGTAAACAAGCAGGAACAGCTGAAACATCAACAGTAGACTCAACAGAGGTAGCAGTTGATTCAGTTCAAGTAGATTCAACATCAGTTGACACTACAGTAGTAGAATAAATTACCAAGAATCGGTTAGTGTAATCAGCGTAATGCTGGCAGAGGGTAACACCGCTTCTACGCGGGATGAGGGTTCGAGTCCCTCACCGATTCCAAATTTTAAGATTACCGTTCTTTGAATTTAAAAAACAAAACTATGGAACAAATTTTAGCATTTGTTTTAGGTGTTGGTATAGCTCTCTTTGTATGGGGGGTTGTGGTAGCGTTTAGAACAGCAAGCAAAGTAGCAAAACAAGAAAAACAGTTAACTGATCTAGAGAACTGGATTTCTAGAAATGACGAATTAGTAAATCGTAGAATAGATCAAGAAATTGATCGAGTAAATAATTTACATAAAGACAGTATTTCATTTACTGACTCTAGAGTAGATAAATTAGAACAAAAACTTTCATCAATTGACAATGATGGATGTGAACCCGTTAAAAAGAAATTAATAAAAGGATAAATTAATCAAAAGAACGGTAACTTAATTTTTCTTTAATATTTATTAAGAAACATTTATAATATTAATATGATACACGAAGTAGGCTCTTGGCAGCATTTTGTAAAAAGGCAAGATAATCTTGGATTACCCATAATGGAAGTTAAGCAAAAGTACTTAAAAGAAATGAATAGTAACCCTATTGATTTATCAAATATTGACCAAGGAGGTGGTAGCAAAAGAACAACTCCTGCTCCTGTGATTTATGTATATAATTTTGATGCTTGTTGCGAAGGTGGGTGTGCTGCAACAGTATATTCAACCTCTCCTTCAATAATAGTTGGAACTGTTTTCTATACCAATCCACAATTAACTAATCAGTGGACTTCTCCTTGTCAGGATTATCTATTAGACGGATGTGTTCCTTATGGTGACTTTGGTTTTGGAGGATATAATATTATAAATGGTGTAGTTATATTGTTAGATAGAGGAGTAAATTGTCAATAATATTTAAAACAAATTAAATTTTCTATCTCTATTATATATTTATAATCACATAATAACAAAATGATACAAGCACAAAACATACATCAACAACTTAGCACAGCGACAAGAGCACTTAATACGTGGTCGGATTCGTTATGTGGGGATGTCATTTTAGGCTTTAGCGCATATAATAACGAACCGAAACAAGGTAAAACCGGGGTATGATATAGGTAAATAAAACATATAACATAAATTAAGACTCGGATCAATTAAAAAGATTCGAGTCTTTTTTTTCACTTAAGTTTGGCTATTGGAAATAGGTTTCGTATATTACAACATAATAAAAATAAAGAGTTCATTGACATATTGGATAAAATAAGATGGAAGGCGGCCGAATGGACGAGGAGCTGCTCTTGAAAAGCAGTAGCGGGTAACACCGTTGTGGGTTCGATTCCCATGTCTTCCTCAATATTGGCTTATAGTGTAACGGTTAGCACAAAACACTTTGACTGTTTTAGTCTAGGTTCGAATCCTAGTAAGCCAACAACTACTGGTAGTAGAGGAGTCCGGTTTATCTCGCTCGCCTTGGACGCGAGAGCACGCAAGTTCGAATCTTGCCTATCAGACAAATTGCCCTCTAGGCTTTAAAGTGAAGCACGATACTTTTAATATCGGGAAGAAGGAGCGTTACCTTCAGGGGGTACAAAAGCTACATACACAACCTTACAATCTCTCAGTTAAAAGCTGTTGTAAGATTAAGTAATAAGACAACATGCTTATTAGTTGTGATCAGGTGTAGCACTAGCCTCGTTGGCGTAATGGGAGCGTATTTCTTTTACATGGAAATGGCAGTAGTTCGATTCTACTACGAGGTACAAAAGGGATGCTTCAGTCACTGGTGTGATAAGCGGTCTGTAAAATCGTTCTGTAAGAAGGTGTGGTTCGATTCCACAGTATCCCACAATTGGACCTTTGGTATAGCTGGTGCGTACGCTAGTCTGAAGAACTAGAGGAGTAGGTTCGATTCCTACAGGGTCCACAAAAGGGTTTGTCGTATAAAGGCTATTACGGATGACTGTTAATCATCTTATGAAGGTTCGACTCCTTCCAGGCCCGCAAAATTGCTCCTATAGTAGAATGGTTAGCACACATCTCTGATAAGGATGAAATGGAAGTTCAATTCTTCCTAGGAGTACAAAATGGAAAGTAAACTGACAAGGTGTTAGGATGCCCTGCTAAGGCAATCGCTCGATAAAACGGGTTCGTTTCGAGTACGATGCTTTCCTCAAATACTGACTTGATCAGGTGATCGAAAATATCTCATAAGTATTTTCAGAGTGGATCGTTACCACTAGTCGGTACTATATGGTGGTTCTAGCTTAATTGGTAAAGCGCTTCACTGTGAATGAAGAGAACAGGGTTCGAAACCCGGTATCACCCAAACACATCCCTGTGGTGAAATGGTAAACACAACGAGTTTAAGCCTCGTAAGCTGCTGGTTCGACTCCAGTCAGGGATACAATTGGTCTTATAGTTTAATTGGAAAAACTCATCACTACGAACGATAAGATCCAGGTTCGATTCCTGGTAAGACCTCAACTGCCCTATTAGTTAAACGGATATAACAAATCTCTTCTAAAGATTAATTCTAGGTTCGATTCCTGGATGGGGTACAAAAAAATCGCTGATGTCCTCATATGTTCGACATTAAAGGTACACAATGATATCAGTACTGTAGGTTAAGCAATGTCCTACAAATGCGTCAGTGGTGCAATGGTAGCATACCGGTCTCCAAAACCGACGATGAGGGTTCGACTCCCTCCTGACGTGCAAATAGATTGTTTCATTAAAAAATAAAAATCATGAGTAAGTATCAAAAAGCACTAGTAGTGGATGCAAGCTTTACAGCAAGATCAGTTATAAGTACCGAACGAGCGTTCGTGATTTTTTATAAAGGTAATGCTGAAGTAATAGCAGAGCATCCAGAAACATTTAGTTTAATTAATCCTGAACTAACCATTTACAAACCTTCTATTATTAGAGTGGCCAAGTATGTAAAACATAACATTCAAAAAGTACCTCTAACAAGAGAAAACGTTTACAGAAGAGATAATTACGAATGTGTTTATTGCGGAAGTTCAAATCAAAGAACACTAACACTAGACCACGTAATGCCTCAATCTAAAGGAGGTAAAGACACTTGGGATAATTTAGTAACAGCCTGCAGACCATGTAACCATGAAAAAGCAGATTTAACATTAGAGGAATATGGTAAGGAAATCCCAGAACCAAAAAGACCTCACTATTTAATGTTGATGAGAAGTATGAGTTACATACCAGCAGAATGGGAAAAGTTTTTATTTTTCTAGCAAAAAAGTTTGGATATTAAAAATATAGTTCGTATATTTAAGTATAATAAAAAGAGGTAGGTATAGGCATAAGTGCATGCAAAACCACAACTAAGATCCTAACTTACCTCTAAATTGGTCCTCAGGCTGATGGTTAAGCTCCACGTCTGCAAAACGTAGGATTCAGAGTTCGATTCTCTGGAGGACCTCAAAAAATAAATTAAAAAAAGCTTGGATATTAGAAATATAGTTTGTATATTTAAGTATAAGAAAGCATTTAAGGTTCGACCCTCTACCAAATGTGTTACACCCACAGATGGACATCGAGAGGGAGCTACCGATTGATAAGTGACCGCACACGCGGTAAATGCCTAGGTGGTGGAATTGGAATACACGGCGGCCTTAGAACCCGTCTATTGAGAGTTCGAGTCTCTCCTTAGGTACAAATTAGAGTTAGCTTATAGTAAAGCAGCAGGGGCTAACCTGCAGAACGGATACGAAAACCGGCTCTAATTATCTGCTCCCGACGCACAAATGGTGGTGCACCGGATTTGTAACCCGGAATAGAGCCAGTTCGATCCTGGCCGGGAGCTCAGCAGTTATCTGAACTAGCACTAGGACGATAACTACCAACGGAGGAAGCTAGTCTCACGGTTGGTCCTGTAGGTTGTGGTCTCCCGTAAATCCACATAAAGAGACTCCTACCAGGTAAAGTAGGTGGATGGCACGTTTCAATAGCCTAAGCTTTACCAAACTGCGACTATCGTATAATGGTCATTACTTTAGACTTCCAATCTAAAGATGAGAGTTCGATTCTCTCTAGTCGCTCAAGGGTGTGTGGGAACCCAAGAATATGTGATGAGCATATACCCACAATCTGCTGCGTTAGTGAAGGGGTTAACACGTATCACTTTCTATGATAAGGCACGGGTTCGAATCCCGTACGCAGTACAATAAGGGGCTATAGTGAAATTGGCATCACGATAGATTTGCATTCTGTTATTCTGGGTTCGAATCCCGGTAGCTCCACAATAAGGTCTATTCGTTCAACGGCTAGGATACTACCCTGTCACGGTAGGGATGAGAGTTCGATTCTCTCATAGACCGCTTATAAATTGCGTTAAAGTGTAAAGGTTGCATCCTGGTCTCATAAGCCAGGGGGGTGGTTCGAGTCCACGCTACGCTACAAAGGACTAAATGGCGGTGTCAGGCACCCACTGCAGAGGGTACAAAGAAGAACCTGCTTTATATGCCTGCGAGATAGCATCTCGCCGGATAACACATTTAGTCTATTTGTCCTTTTAGCTCAGTTGGTTAGAGCAGCTCGCTCATAACGAGAAGGTCACAGGTTCGAGTCCTGTATAGGACACAAAATTTTATCCAATAATAATTGAAAGAGAGACTTGGCCCCCCAAGTCTCTTTTCGTATATTACATTAAATAAAAAGATTATGAAACTAGTATTAGAAAAAGGACAACAATTGTTCTTCACATCAGACACACATTACTCACACTCGAACATTTGTAGTGCAACTACAAACTGGTCAGTGAATGATGGATACGCTCGTAAGTTTGATTCATTAGAAGATATGAACCAAAGACTAGTTGATAACATTAACAACATGGTAGGTGAAGATGACATCTTAATCCACTTAGGTGATTGGTCATTTGGAGGATTTGATAAAATTGAAGAATTCAGAAGTCAAATCAACTGTAAAAACATTCACTTGACATTTGGAAACCATGATCATCATATTGAAAGAAACAAAGAAGGCATTCAAAGATTATTTTCTTCAGTACAACAATACTTGAGACTAGAAGTAAGAAGACCAAATGGAAAACTGGTTGATAAATTTAGTTTCATTTGTATGCACTATCCAATAGCGTCATGGCATGATATGAACCAAGGAGTAATTCACTTACATGGCCACGTTCATTTACCTTCACACCTACGAATAGCAGATGGTAAAGCAATGGATGTAGGGGTAGATGGAAACGGTTTAGAGCCAATTTCAATGGACGAGGTACTTTTAATTATGAAAGATAGAGAAGTTAAAAAATTATCATTACCAAAGGATCATCACGAAAAAAGAATTTAATATGAAAGAGTTATTTTTATTAAGAGGAGTTCCTGGAGCAGGTAAATCAACATTAGCAAAAATGTTAGTTGGTGATGAAGATTATAACCATAAAGAAGCGGATATGTACTTTGTAGATAGAGTTGGGAATTATAATTTTAATCCATCCCAACTAAAAGATGCTCATAAATGGTGTCAGGATGAAATAGAGTTTTATATGAGATACGACCATTCACCTGTTGTGGTATCAAATACATTCACTCAGGAATGGGAAATGCAACCATACTTCGATCTAGCAGAAAAATACGGATACAGAGTTTATTCTTTGATTGTAGAAAATAGACATGGGGGAGTAAATGAGCATGGAGTACCAGAAGAAAAATTAGAACAAATGAAACAACGTTTCGAAATTAAATTATAAAAGATGGAAAATCAAAATAGTATTTGCTTTGTAGCAACAATCAAAGAAGTAAAAGCAATCGAAGGCGCTGACAACATTGAACAAGTAGTTGTTGGAGGATGGAATGCTATCACTAAAAAAGGTGAATTTAAAGAAGGTGACCTAACAGTTATTGCAACTACTGATGCAGTAATTCCAGAAGCATTCTCTGAAAAAATGGGAGTTACTTCTTACCTAAGAAAAGGAGGTAGAGTAAGAACTGTAAAGTTAAGAGGTGTTTATTCTGAATGTTTAATTATTCCAACCAAATACATTCCAGGATATGGAGACAGATACCAGGATGGAGATGACATGATGGCAAAACTTGGTATTGTGAAATACGAACCACCAGTTAAACAAATTCAACTTGCTTCAGGTAGAAAGATTAAATGGAGAGACAATCAAAACTTTCATATCTACTACAAATTCCCAAACCTTAAAAACGTTGACGGAATGTTTACTGAAGAAGACTTAGTAGAAATTACTAGAAAGATTCATGGTACAAATGCTAGATATGGTATTGTAAGAAAATCTAAATTATCATTCTGGGATAAAGTAAAAAAATTCTTTAGACTTGCTGATAAATGGGTTGACTATGAATACATTTACGGATCACATAACTGTGAGAAAGGAAGTGACTCTCAAGGATTTTATTCAACTGATGTTTGGAGAACAATAGCTGAAAAATATGGCATCAAAGAAAAACTTTGGGATTATATTAAAAGTGAAAATGCTGAAATAGGAGAAGGTATCATCTTATATGGAGAGATTTATGGAGCTGGTATTCAAAAGAACTATGAATATGGGTTAACAGATATTGAATTTGTAGGATTTGATGTAAAACTTAATGGCGAATACTTAAACACATTCAGTGCTTGGAGTTTAATACAAAATGATTTAGAATTACCTTATGTAGAAATTTTACATTATGGGAATTGGTCACAAGAAATTCAAGATAAATTTACATTCAATAACTTCATTGAAGGAACTAAAGTACCACATGAAGGAATTGTAATCAAATATCATACAGGTGATAGAAAGAAAGTAGCTAAAGTAATCAATCCAGATTATTTGATCTACGGAGAGAAGAATGATGTAGGAGATTCTCATTAAAAATAATTGATTAAAGGCTTGGTTCTCCAGGCCTTTTTTCATATATTA